TTGTATAATAATGACGAAATCATAGCGTGCATACAATTTGACTTCCCTTGCCCAATGCCACCTGCGATAAGAACCTGAGGAGCTTTTTGTAAATCAAAAATATAAGTTTCGTTAGATATTGTTTTACCAATTGCACATGGCAGTATCATTGAAGATTCTTGGAATACTTTTGACTCAAGAATATTTTCTAAAGATACAGGAGTTGCATATTTGTTAGGGATTTCTATACCGACGCTAACTTTTCCATTATTTATTAATGGAGCTATTATCCTTACACTAAAAGGAGTAAATGCTAATGATATCTCATCCTCAAGTTTTTGTATTTTAGATATACGTGTGCCAGGGGCTGGTTCTAATTCATATAAAGTACATGAATGGCCAACTAAAGCTCTAACTGAAGCTAATTCTATTCCATAGTTCCTTAATAACTCTACTATTTTTGTTTTATTTGCCATTTGCTCCTCCATGTTTACAAATGGGTGAGTAGTGTTATCTTCCGATTTAATAAGAGATAAAGTTGGATATCTGTATTGCTCTAAGTCTCTTTTAGGGTCATATTCTTCAAAAACTCCAGTTATTTCAAAAATAGACGGCTTTGGCTCTTTTTCGTTTTGTGAAATTACCGGTTCATTTTCTGCTTTTTTCAAAGGCTTCTCGTTAACATATCCAAGACCATATCCAAAAGATTCTATTATGAATAATACTAAATCTTTTCTCGTACCGAATTCATTTACATATTGTTGGCAGATAGATAGGGATTCAACTTCCCAACTGTTAACGGTTATCAATCTATTGATATAACCTTCGTCTAACATACTCTGCAAAATATTTTTTGCTGCAGGATTATCCTTTAATAGACGAAAATCATTCAAGATATTAATAAATCCTCTATTGGTCAAAAAGTTGCGCCCTTGTGTTGAAACTATAAATTTTATAGCTTCAGGAATGTCCTTAGGTTCATTTATTGTTTGGCATTCTTCTACATACGGTTCTTTAAATCGTACTACTTGGGACTGAGGATCGTCAAAAATAAGCTCATCTTCAGGATTATCTAACACTTCTGAATTATTAGATTGGCTATCAGATTCCTCTTGACTCTTATGACCAAATAATTTTGAGAATATATTCATTATTAATATCTTTATAGTAGGTTAATAACATTCAAAATAAATGAGCAGTCAAAACCTTGGAAGACAAGGCGTTTAACATTATTACCATCTCTTTGCACCTCCATACCATCAGAGTATGGGTTTATCCCAATTATTTTTGTATATGGGACTTTGATACTACGTGATTGTCCCATAAAGATGATGTTTTTGTTTGTAACGTAAAGACTACCTAATCCCATATTTTCCATATAGCTGGTTTCTACAGGATGACCTTTGAATCCGCCAGTACGGTATGTGACACCTTTCATTACACGGAAGCTAAATCCACTGTGACTACCAACGAATTCCTTTCGGACTTTCTCCTGGTACATAGTGACGTTATTGTAGCACCATAGCGCTGTTTCACCGCGTGTAAGAATAATAGGCGCTTGGATGTTGTAACGTGGTGGACGACCAGACTGAAGGTCAGAGAGGATTGAGGATTGACCAAGCTCTTCAATATGAGAACCCTTCAAAGATGGTGGGAGATTTATTAATGACAAACCCAAAGTGGAAACATATTCATCTACCTTTTGTTGTTGAGATGGTGTCATTAAACCATTCTTCAGATAGTTTTTCGCTGCTTGGCCCAGCATCTCGTAATACGCATCCTGCTGTTGCTGCCTACTCAGTGGCATAGTACGCATTACTTGTTCAGAAATCTGCAAGCTGCGCTGGAGTTGCTTCTGACCAGTAAAATACTCAGCCATAAAACCTCTTAGCATTTTTTGGCATAGTCTATCAAGTGCACCTGATTTGTTAATCTTGTTATATGAAATAGTAATGCAACTTAAAAGATCTTTTACTTTCTGTAAGTGTTGAGAATGAAATGGCCAATGGATTACGTTTGCCCATTCATCTATGCACTTTGATGCAGATTCTGCTATGTCATCTTCTGACGCGAAGTATGATTGTCTAGCGAGAAGTACGACCTTTTGTAACTCTTGTGGCGCCGTACTATTCTTAAAAAAAGAGCGAAGAGCACCCTCCAAGATAGTAATACCTTGGAAGTGCTTTTCTTCGCATTCTTTGTGTGCGTGAGAGAAGAGCCCTGCACTTTTACCGCAAAATTTGCAATCTCCCATACTATTTTTTACAAATCGTCATTTGCTATTTCATTAGATTCTTGTTCCCTAATCTCTTGGTTTATCTTATCTCGATATACAATTAAAACTTTATAATTGTTCGTCATGCTGACAGATATGGTTCCATTAGTCGTTTTAAAATATGAAGACCAAGTACAGTGATCACTGTACAATGCAGTTAATTCAGATCCATCTCCCTCATAATATGGGTCCAAAAAATATTCGTAAGATTCCGGTTTCCCATATTTATTTGTTAACTGTTGTTTTATCTGTTCATATTGGCTCTTTATTGTATGCCAGACATGATGTTCTTGAAGATAAACCATTACAGCATAAGCTTGATGTGTTTTAGGCGTACCTACAACTAGTACACTACAATCGTTATTACCAGCAAAAGGACCATTTAATGCTGCAGCATGATAAGTATAACTATAAGGCTCTTCTAATCTGTATCCCGAGGAGCATAATGCTTGTATTAGAGTGTTTACATCACCAGTGATGGGGAATTGTTTAAACAAGAGATGTTTCCCATCATCAATAATTTCATTATTAACCTGAGGCGATTCCTCTACTGATGCATTATTCTCTGTCTTAGTATTGATAGTAGGAACTTCATCTATCCATCCCAACGAATATGCAATGCTTTTCAAAACATATTCTGATAAGCTTTCCTTGAATCCATAGTTGTCTACTAGGTTCTGCTTGTTTGTAGCTAATGTAGTATCATAGTCATTCTGCGATTGGCCTTCAAGAATAAATTTTGCCATCAGGCCCTCTGAAATCAAACTTTTGATTACGAACTTAGCTGCTGCAAATTCTTCATAAGCTTTAAAATCGCTTAGAATGTTCACTAGGCGGGCATCCTTCAGTATGTCTGCACTTTGCAGAGATACAATATTTTTTAAGGCATTATATAGTTCCATAAATTTGTAGTTATTAGTTATTTATAATTACTTTTTAGAATATTCTTTTGAAAGCTGCTGCATCAGGACATCGTGTTTATTAAGCTGTTTGAAATAATCTTCTTTGGCACGACTTAAGTCCTTCTTGGCATAGTCAAGTTCGATACGTTCTTTTTCGTCTCGAATGAACTTTGTCCCAGAAATCTTATTCTCCAGCTCTTTTATACGGGTGTTAAGTTGCTGTACGCTGTCTTGAGTAGTATTAATCTGGTACTGGATGAAGTCTGTAATATGCTCCTTCAGTTCGTCGGGATTGTAGATAAACGCAATAGACATATCGTCCTTGCTTCCAATTTTGCTGAGTTGGGGCAGGTCGGATTCTATCGACAGTATTGTTTTATCTAAACCTTCATCAACCAAAAGTTTCATGACTTGAATATAGAAATTCACCAAATTTGTTTCAGCACCAAATGAATCGTCCATACCGTCAGAACCTAAGAATATGGCAGTTGGGAATTTTCCATCACCTTCATAGCAATAACGAAACTCGTTGATTGCTTGTGAGTCGCACAATGAAGTGGTCTTATTCAGAAAACAATCGTCGTCCCATGGAATTGGTTCATCCCATATAGGGTCTTCCTGAAATGAATAACATTTTCCGTCGCCAATATGAAATGCAAACCAGTAGTCTTTGGTTTGAACATATACCATCAGCGTACAGCCATAATGCTTTTCGAAGGTTTCTGATGCTAAGAACCTATCAAGATACTTTTGAGGTACGTTTGCTTTTTCCCATTCTGTTAACTCGTTCTCTTGGGCATGCTTTTTTATTTTCTCATTCCATTGGTAGATAATAGATGAGAAAAGCTGTCTCATAGCTTTGTCGACATTCGATGGCTTGTCTTTTACTGCTTCGGCTTTGGTCGTGCCAACAGCTGTGAATGGTTGGCCTTTGAAAAGGTCACCTCCACCGTTTTCGACAAAAAAGGTGATTGAATGCAATGCTGCTTCTGCCGCATATTCAGCACCTACGTCGCTACGGAAATATGGCTCACCTCCGTGACCATCACAAACAATGGCCACGGAGAGAGAGTCATCAGCTACAGCCATGGAGTAGTCTTGACAGACTTTGTCTGTTGCTTTATGACTTTCTCCTTGACAAGAAAAGCTATATGCTTTAATCATATATTAACCCCAATCGTCAATGTACTGACTGCTATCGACGTTGTTTACAGAGGTACTGTCTGCTGGTTCTGCACCGTCGATATCCTTAGCAGCGTCTTGTACGTCCTTAATTACCTGCTCCTGTTTTGTTGTGTCACCTGCAGTACTACTCTTACTACCAATCTGTGAAGATGTAACTGCGACAACACGAATTATTTGCTTTAAGGCCTCGATGTTGTGCACTGGTATTACTGCTTCAGAAGAACCTGTAAAATCTTTCAGCACGTCCTTATCAGCATCGTCGCCGATAGCAATTGCAATTTTAATAGCAGCTTTGAACCAGTTGTTATCTTTCAGTTTTCGAAGTCCTGACTGATAGTCATCTGTTGGACCACCATCTGAAAGAAGAATAATGGCTGGTGCAAATGAACCGCTTGCTGCCTGCATAAAACCAGAACGAGACAGTTTCGCTGACAGTTCCTGGCATGCTTGGCCTAGAGATGTGAGGCCACCAGCTACAACATCTTGCCAAATGAAGTCTTTAGCAAGCTTAGGCTCGTCATACAGCCAAGTGCAACCACTTGAAAATTCCAGTGCTGCAACTTTTATCTCTGCGTCTGGGTTTGATTCAGAGATGTCGTCCAGCATTGGCAATACGTTAGCTACTGCGTCGTTTACGGCGCCGATTTTGTTACCTTCCATACTTCCAGATGTATCAATCAAGAAGAACAGGGTCATTGTTCTACGAGGAACACTTACGGTTTCATCTAATAATCCCATAGTTTTAAAGTTTATTTGTTATGCTAAAATTTCTCCTTTTGCGCCTGGTGCGCCTTTTATACTTGACCCAAATGAAATCTTCAGTCCGTTTAGTACAGGCATGAAGTCGTTTGGTTCTACAACTTTGACCTTCCCGCTAGGTGTATCAACGTGCCAACTTGAATTTGTCAGATTGCGAACGATACACAATTTGTCGTCATTTGGGAAAACACCAACTTCTCCATCAGGAATGTTGTCATTGTCAATATAGAGCTTAGTTCCTGGAGTCAAGATAAGATTTCGGTTGTTTATCTTTAACTGCCTTGAAACATCGATGTCTTTACCACAGTTAATGCACTTATGATTTCCAGCCTTCAGGTCAAGGAAAGTCTCTTCGTGGCAATGTGGGCATACGACTAATTCATCACGAACTTGTGTGATGATTTTCTGCCAAGCTTGTTCAATGATTCTCTTCTGAGGATTCTTTAGTTTATCCTCACTGAACTCTTCAATGAATGTGTCTTTGAGAAGTGAAGGGAAGACTGGCCAGCGACGAATTACATTCTGGTGAACGCCGCGGACAGGAAGGTTGCTTTTATCATTTGGGTTGAAAATAAAAAGTGCATCACTACCGTAGAAGCTCTTTTCATATTTTTCAGTCATACAAGGGCATGCTACAACTTTGGCACCTTCGAAAGGATGGTTTGCATAGAAAAGCATGAAGAGAATAACAGACAAAGAGAAGCGGTCGCTGTATTTGTCTGGTTTACCTCCAGCAACAATCTCTGGAGCCATATAGCGAGCTTTACCCATAATGCCAGACTTTTCACCTTGTGGCATGACGTTGTCATTATCGCAGATGAGAACGTCACCATCTGTTGGGCGAATAAAGAAGTTACCATCGTTCAGGTCCTGATAACTGTAGCCGTGCAAATGAAGCTTCATGAAGCCATCACAGATCTTCATAGCTGCAGCCAGCATAGCATCGAAAGACTTGAAACTCTTCTTGGCCAGCAGATAGTTTCCAAATTCAAAGTAATCATTAGGACGAAGGCGCATGATATATCCATAGCTGCCTTTCTCTTTTACGGTCAGGTATTCTGGCCAGATAAAAGCATCACTTGGAGCTTTAGCATTCACGTTATGCTCCAAATTCTTGTAGAAAGCATCACCTGGGGATGTATGGTACCATTTAAGTGCCATCTCTTGACCTGCAAGATCAACGAGATAAACTGTTCCTTGTCCACCGCTTCCCAGTACTTTCTTAACCGTTGCGGTTGTTCCAATGGTCAAATTGACCTTGTCATTAACTTTTAGTTCCATATCTTGTTTTTGTTATAATCCTCCACCTGAAAGTTCGATACTTGAAACCATTTCCAGACCTCCGCTATATCCACAGTTTGGGCATGTTACGTGCTTTTGTCCATGCCAACAAACGACGGTACCACAGCCACAAATCCAGAATTGGTTAGTGTGGCAGTGGGGACAGCCAGGAAAATTAGCATCGTATATAACGGCACCTTTTACTTTATGCGCATCAAAACGCTCTCGATGTGCCTTGGCTTTATCAATCTTGAAAGCCCAAACGAATTTAAGGTTGCCTCCTTTGGGGTCAACAGTAATTGCGAAGGGCTTTTTGGTCTCTTCGCATGCAGCCATTACTGCAAAGGCTTCTTTAGATACTGGTGTTATTTCTGCCATTTTAATCGAATTTTAGTTTCGGAAGTGAGTTAACTATGTCGACAGTTTGAACTGAGACGTTGATGACCGATAGAAGGAGATCCAGGATGTAACGTGGCTGGTGATGTTCACGGGCCCAGTCATTTGCATCATTCTTGATGAGGGACTTTGTGTCTTGACTGACACAGTATCTCTCAACAATCCATTCAATAGCGGACTTGCCGTTTACAATATATTCATAGGCCTTAGCCGGAATATTCTCGATAGTAATATTACCGTTGTATATTATTGTAGACTTGTCCTGTTTTGACTTGAAACGAAGTTTATCCACAACTTGGAAATAGTCGTAGTCGGCATCAGTACCTGAAAGCTCTCGGTCGCCATGAACAATTACATCATGATATGCTGGAACTTTCTCATAGTTCAAGTGCAAGTCGGCCAGTTTCTTTCCATATGTATAGAAGTCCATGAAGTCGTTCACGTTTTCTACAATAGGGATACGTGGTAGTGATTTTTTTAAGTCAGATGCAAAACGCTCTCGGTATTCTGGTGAGTGGAGAATGCCATATACATAATAGAATATCATCTCTTTTGTGATATTTTTGGCACCACCATAACGACTTCGAACTTCTTTGAGAATCCAGTCTGTTATACCATCTCGCCTAATGAATTGTTCATTCGATTCATCATCAAATAGAGAACGTTGCTGAATTTTATTTTCTTCGTACCAATATAGTGGGAAACATTGAGATTTGCCAATAAGTTCCATGTCACTATAACTATTAGTAATAATAGCTGTAAAATCTTTAGTTACGCCTATTCCTGGAACACAAATCAGAATATTGTCTTTACAAGAAAATAATTCTTCAAATTGACCTCTTCTATGAACAAACTTGTCTCCAAAATAAAGGTTTGATTTGACAAATGGGCGATAAATAGCTGTCATGATTCTATTCGGCTCAAATACAGCTTTATTATACCTCTCTAAATTTGCAGTCAAGCTACTTGACCAACTAATTTTTGATTCGTCAAAAGTCACTACATCCTCGAATTTGATTGTAGGATCAACCAATCTTCTATTTTTTAAAATGTCAATTTGCTCATTATATACTTTAACAGATTGACCAATGTTTGATTCTAGTCTTTTTTTAGAATAATTATAATCCCAAGCATCACGGTTTGTAGCTATCCCCATAGAAACCAAATTGAAGAAACTAACCGATTTTAAATTAAACTTCTTATCAGGGAAAAGTGGAACTAGACTATCAAACGAACCATCTCGTAAGTTTATCCAGTCATATTTTTCATTAGGTTCGATAACTGACCATTCTATCGAATTTATAGAATGATACTGTGCTATCTTCTTAAGTTTCTGATCACGGGTAAGATAATCTCCAATGTCATGATAGTATATAGATCCTTTGTTATGCTTTTTGGGATTCTTAACAAGAAAAGTAATAGTTATAGGAGTTCTAGTTCCTTCACCAAAAACATTACCACTTTCTTTACGGCGTTGTTCTCCTGAAGTTCTAGCATTACCACGTAGATTAAAGACATAAATAGACGTAAATTCATCTTGCAAACATTTTCGCATGCCATCTTGAGCATTTCCGTCAATCCACATTCCATTTGAAATAAATGCAACTACACCACCTTCTTTCATTGATTGTATACGGTCAGATGCCCATCGAAATGCTTTAATATAACTGTCATATAATGACTTAATATTACTGGCGACTGCACCTTTTGCGTATGTTTCAGAAATTCTCTTATCAAGATTCTGGTATTTTAAATTTTGTGCGTTATCATTTGCGGACTTTTGTCCTACGGAATAAGGCGGATTTCCAATGATAACTCTTACAGGAGCTTTCTTTTGACGCTGTAGTCGCTTTGAATTCTCTGGGAATAGTTGTGAGAAGATATCATTGTCACCATGCTCATTCAGCTGGAATGTATCAGTAAGGCAGATGCCATCATACATTTCATAGCTCTCAGGATGCATCAGATCGTGATAAACTGACTCGATGTTCACGTCTGCAATGTAATATGCTAGCAGAACAATTTCGTTGCAATGGATTTCGCTGCGATATTTGCGTAGCATATCTTCCTTGCGGATTAATCCACTCTGGAGCAGACGGGTAATGAATGTACCTGTTCCTGTGAAAGGGTCAAGGATGTGGACGTTTTCTTCGGTCAAAGACGTATTGAATTCCTCTTTGAGGATGTCTTCGACGGAGTGAATAATAAAGTCCACACATTCAACAGGTGTATATACGATACCCAGCTTTTCGACAGTCAACGGGAATGCGCCTTTGAAGAACTTCTCATAGAGGTTCTTTATGATTGTTTGCTTGCCCTCCAGATTGTCAATATTACTAACGTTGTTTCGAACCGAAGTATAGAACTTATCCAAAACAGCGGTATCCATCTCCATACCTTCAGATTCGAGGATGTCAATCATGTCCTGCATAGAGCGGGAAATAGCGTTGTTATTGACAAACTGATATTCTTTGAAAAGTGCATCGAATACAGGGCGAGTAATCATGTGCTGTGCTAGCATCTCTATAGCCTGGCCAGTATCAACGCTATCGTTGATGTTCTTATGCAGACCCTTAACGAAATCGTCAAAGTATTCGCGTGCTTTGGCGTTTTCTTTGATAATGGTGGCAATACGCTGGATGAATTTCTGGGCAATTTCTCCAACGGACTTAGCCCAGTTTTCCCAATATAGCTTGTCGCCAACCTTCTCGACGAGGCGAGCATAAATGCCATCCTGAAGTTCTCCGAACTGCAGTTCCAGCTGGCGAGCAACTTCTTCGCCTGAAAGGTGAACAGCTTCACCATCATTGCTTGGCGCCTCTTTACCGACGCTATATGTGCCATGGGGAACACCAGCAACAGTAATCTTTGATGGACGCTGCTTGTTCAGATTAATCTGGTTGACATGCGCGTTGAAGTTCTCATCGTGCGAACGAAGAGCGTTGAGGATGGTCCATACGACCTTGAAACGCTCGTTGTCTGCAAGAGCTTGCTCTGGAGTAACATCGTTTGGAACGATGACAGGAATGATAATATAGCCGTATTTCTTTTCGTGGTCAGTGCCTTTACCAAATGAACGCATAACACGACCTACAGACTGTACTACTTCAACCTCACTGTTTCGTGGAGAAAGGAAGAGAACAGCATCCAATGCAGGTACGTCGACACCTTCAGAAAGGCATCGAACATTGCAAAGAACACGGCATTCGTTGGGGTCTTCAGCGTCCTGCTTTAGCCATGAAATAAGACCATTACGGGTGTTGGCATCCATTGAACCGTCGATATGCTTTGCATAGACGTTTACAACATCCGGACAATCCTCTTCACGTATAGATTCCTTATATTCCTCACAGATGCTATGGAAATAAGTGGCAATCTGCTTTGAAGAGAAATTGGGGTTACTCTTAGTAGGATTTATGGTCTGGCAGAATGCAACGGCACGCTTCATTAAGATTGGGTCTTGCTCCTTAGTAACTCCCTTGTCTCCTTTGATACGCTTCGAAAGACCATTGATACAACCGATAAGCTTTGTGGCATCATCGAACTGGAGCTCTTTGATTTTATCCTTATCAGCTGCCATCGTGTACTGTTCTTTGATTCTTGTACGGATAGCCTGAGGAATATCGTCTTCGCTGACAGTCAAAACCAATACCTTATAATCTGTCAAAAGTCCTTGACTAACAGCGTCATTAAAAGTCAAGCGATGGAATTCCTCGCCATAGATATCCACATCGTCCATTGAGCAAAGAACATCATCATTTTCTTTAGCCTTAATTTTTACTGACTCCCTGTAAAGGCGTGGGGTGGCGGTCATATAGAGGCGACGTTTTGCACGAATGAAATCATTATTATGGATTTTCGTGAAGTTGCTTTCGGAGCGGTCCTTTAGAATAACGCCTGTTGTACGGTGTGCTTCGTCACAGATAATCAGGTCGACTTCGCGCCCATAAGCATCAATGGCTTCTTTGACAACATCGATACTCTGGTAAGTGGAGAAGATAACCGTTCTGCTATCGTCCTTGTCGTAACGACGGAGTTGCTGAAGAATAGACTTCGTGTTTGTAGTAGCCGGAACTGCAAGGTCAATGATACTAGCGTCTTCTTCGTCAGCGTCAATCATTTGACGGGTAACCTTGGCATCGGAACATACGCAAACGGCCTTCAATGGGTCTTGTTTGTCTGCCATCCATGCATTCAGCGTCTGTCCGAGAAGGGCAATACTTGGAACCAGGAAAACGACAAAGGCGTCTTTGTCGGTCATTTGCTCCATGATTTTGAGCGATGTGTAGGTTTTACCAGTACCACATGCCATAATCAGTTTACCTCTATCATGTTTCTTCTCTACGAAATACTCATAGGCCTTTGACATTGCAATCAACTGGTGCTTCATTGGCTGTTTACCAGACAGTCTGGCTTCGGAGCCATAGATGTTGTTGCGAAGTTTTTCCCAATCAACAGCTGAAATTTCAAGATCATAGAGAGAAATACGGTTGAATGGTTTGCTTAAGCCCTGAATAGCTTGCTCAGCATTCTGGCCCCATTTCTTGCGTGATGTCTGTACCCAAACAAGATTACTAAATTCTTTTGTCTGGAATGTATCAGCGTCAATGAAGGTGCGACTAGCGTTTGCCAAGAAACTATCAACGGCAGATTTGTCGATGGTAGCGTCCTCTGCATAGCACTTACACTGGATAGCCCAGTAGTCGCCATATTCTGTTTTGGCAACAAGGTCGATACCAAGATCTTTGCCTCCAAAGTCCTTGCGACCAGGGAATTCTTCCCACAGCCAAACCTCTTCAAGTTGTGAATAACGTGGGTCGGTAAGGAACCAGAACTTCATTAGACGTTCAAAGTCTGTACCTTTCGCCTTTTCTGTAAGTGACTTAAGACGGATTTCCTTAAGTATGTCGTGAATTGTATATTGTTCCATAAAGGATATTATTCTTCGAATGGATATGTTTCGTCGTATATATCACTCAGCAAGCGGTCTTTATATAACCAATGTGGAGTGGGTTGAATATGTTTTACTTTGTAGCCTTTCAATTGGGCAGATAGAGCACTGATTGAAATCTCTTCACCATTATAGCTGACTTTTCTATCTGATATAATAGTTACTATGATTTGAGGGTTTTCCTTCCAATTTAGTATGTCACCTTTCTGCAATCCCATTTCATAGAAGTTCAATGGGGGACGCTTTGACATTGCTTTACTGCTTGCGGCCTTATCGTCGTCATTAAGATCATTTTGTATTTCTTCAGTAACATCTTCTGTAACATCAGTATGGTGGAATAGCTCAAGAATTGCTTTGGCCTGTTCTACATTAATGCGAAAGAATTCACGATTCTTATTAACTCGCTGTGGCTCAAAGGCTGTATGAAGGGCTTTTTCAATTTTAGCACAATCCTTACTATTGACTTTACAAGCGAATTGACACTCAAAAGCAACAGGGACACCTGTTGTGTATAGCTCCTTCATTCGCTTATCCAAATCCTCTTGCTTTGTCATACCAATTTTTACAAGACCAGGCATATAGGGATTTGTAAGTAAGTATACTATTCCGTATTCCATATTCATTTATTGTTGTTTGTTTTGCAAAGATAGTGGAATTATTTGGAATTACAAAGAATTTTGTGGAAAATTGTTGGAATTAGCTATTAATAGCAAAATACCCCGCTGCCTTTTTGTGGAAACGGGGTTTATTTATTTGTTTAATACTGTTTATCCGAAAAGCATGCGTCGGGCCTCTTCGTCGTAGAGGTCATTCTCTTCAAGAGCTTCAACTGGGTTTAACCCAAAACTTCGGGCCATTTTGTAGGCTTTGGATAAGTTATAGCGGGCGGCGATTTCGGCGGCTACCCTATCCTGCTTCCTGTAGTCCTTCAGGAACAGCAAGCATAACTTATCTTCAATCTTTCTGCCAAACAGTCGAATATAAAACATAATTAATACTCAATTTCAATATCTTCTTCGCCTGCCCAATCTTCTTCAACTATAGTGATGTCTAAATTCCATCCAACAAGCTTATACCCGAACTTTTGAAAAGCATTGCACATATTTGACATCGTGGGATGGTAATGAACATCGCTTTGTGCTCCTTGAGTATTAAATACATATTTATTGTACTTATGGGCAAAATTCATAGTACTATCTAAACTAGTACTAGCAAGCCCCAGGCTTTCATTATAATAAGCCTCCATTGGATTAAACTCTTCGGTGCTACTTGTGCAGCTCAGTACGAACAAGCCAAGAATAAGACTTACCAAAGGCCTGCCACAAAAGGAATTAACCCTGTGAAACAGAGCCTTTATTGAGCGATTCTTTTCTGTAATTCTCCTGAAATTCATAAGTTGATTATCTATTTTTCTAAGAACGGTGCAAAGATAATGCAATTATTTGAAACTCACAAATTATTCTGCGGAAAATTTTGGATAATAATCGGTAATTGGGAAATCCTTATTGGGCACGAACTTCAGATCGCTTGCAGTGGTAACGCGAGTGATGATGGAGATTGGAATCTCCTCGGGACAGTTGTCGGTGGCGTTGCGGCAAAGAAGGAGCCATTTGGAATCCTTCTGGCGTAGGAAGTACGGGTGGACTTCAATGTCGCGCTCGGGCTCAATTGTGCCTGGGATGTAAGTAATTACTGCAGGCGTATGCGTACGAATGAACTCATAGAGCTGTTGGAAGATGCTAAGCTCAACGGCTGAGGGAGTATTCTCGTAGAGAAGAATTGGCTCGTCGGTGGAGTTTAACTCCAGTTGGGCACCGAGTTGGTCGGTGAGCTGAGTGAAAACGAGTTGTCCCTGAACCTCGTCCAAATAACATATGGAGAGGATTGCAGAATGAAGCATGCGTAGCTCTGAATAAGTGAAGACATTATGGAATATTGTGAAATTAGGGTCCTCGTATCGGATGAATCTATAGTTCCCCTTTCTCACTATGTGAAGCTTCTGCTTATACATAGAGCGGAAGTTGTCGATATCATTACGTATCGTATTTATGCATACGGTATTGAGCCCTTCCAACTCCAATTGATTGTTTACCTTCTCAAAAATCTCATTCACGGTAAAACCGCGACGTTGATGCAAGAGGCGGTCGATAATAATTTCACGAACCGTAGAATTCTTTGTATTTGCCATGTTTACCTTGTGTACTTAAATCATTCGAGGCGCAAAGTTAACAATATTTGCGTAGAATCTAAAAAAAAAACGAGGAAAAATTAGTTAGATAGCTAATTTTCCCCCGATTTTACAAACCTCTCCAATTTGGCTGGAGTCTTTAGGGTGATTTCAAGCCATAAAAGGCGTTTTGATGACTGGGAATGATGGCGATGATTCTTCATCGGATGGGTGCTCACGATAGAATACATAAGCCTGTTGAAGAACGTCAATAAAAGGCTCTTTTAAATCGATGTGATATCCGATTTGCTTTTCCATAACTTGGATAAAGTGAGCTGCAGCTATAGAAATAGAGCCTAATAGAATTGCCGGCTTTTCTGCAGCAGGGTTTTGCGAGAAGACCTGTAACATCGCGTCTTCAAGATCAAAAGCTATTTTTCCCACATTTTCGTCCCACATTTTTTGAATCTCTTTATCTGTTGCTTTCTTGTCCATAGGATAATAAATTATAATGCTAGTTGATTATTCATGGGTGCAAAGGTAAGTAAAACCTTTATTAATCCCGCATTTTTTGGCTTTTTTTTTTATAAAACTCCTCCGAGGGCGAATGGGTATGTTTCGTGCTGGGGGAACTTCTCACAGCCGATGTATAAGGTGTCGAAAGCATCTGTGCCGTCGGTGCGATGCTCGAGCAAATCTTCTTCGGATTCGGGCTGCTTTTCCATAGACTTATTCTTATGGAAGCCATTTCTACCCCGCTCTACTCCTGCAGATTGGATTGCCAGGATAAGGTCGTCATTATTCTGGCGATTGAAGAACGGCATCAGGCGCTGCTTTCCTGCAAAGCCCTGATTGATGAGAAGGTACTTCTCGTCGTGGCGCATGGGATTACCCAGGTACACATCCTGTACCTGCCAACCATGGCGCTCGAATTCATGGACGACGACATAGCGGAAGTCCTGGTCGTTGACGGCATAGTTCGAGCCGAGGGCTGTGGCGTCGTAGTAGAAAATCACCGTCTTGTTCTGATGATAAGCGTAGTACGCGCAGAAATCATCCACCAAGGCGGGGATTTTACGCTCGAACTTGACATAGAAGGATTTTAAGACGTTCAGGCGATTGCCTGATGGCTGGCCGGCAACAATCCAGTTGATATTGGCGTTGTAGTCCATACCAATACAGATTGGAGCAAGAGGATTAACATCTTCATCGGCACGGCTGTCTATGCTGCTGCCGAGGGTGGAGAACTGCGACGCGGCCTTGATATCGTAGTTCTGTTGGCATGTTTCCTTCAGGATACGGTCGTAACCGAGCTCGTCGAGGTAGGCAAAGTTACTGGCGTCGTACTTGTGATGCTCTTGCATCGATGAGTAGAATCCGTCGTGTGTAATACCGATACGCTGACAGAGAATTGAGGTCTGGAATGTTTTCGGTGTCAAGTCGCGCTTCATCTGTCGGAGATACTCTTCTCCAAGAAGCTGTAGATTCTCTACCGTACTATATTCCTTATAATATACAGCAACGGAGCGCATCTTGTTTAGCGACTGGTCGAGCCATTTTAGATAGCCTTTCAGATATTCGGGAACTGGCTTGTGTGCTTGCTTGAGGTCGGCAATGTGCTGCTTAGTCTGCCAGATTTTGTAGATTGTACCTTGGATGGTATTGATAAGCTCGGGGTCCATCTTCTCACGGTAATGCAAGAACCAGGAGCCCTTTTGTGTCTGGGGCATATCACTCAGAACCATCATTGCATGGTTGAATGAGTGATGTCCGAAATAAGAACGGATACCACCGTTGGCGGGCAAAGTCTCGTCCTTCAACTTGTTGTAGTCGATGAACTTTGCTTCGTCGATCAGAAGCCAAGACAGGGTGAGAGAGTTAGAAGAACCTGGGCGATCTTGGCTGATGATAACGGCTATTGAGCCGTTGTAAAAGGTGATAACGTGCTCATAGTCAGCAGGCTCCGTGATGGGCTTTCCGAAGGACTTAGGCGGCTTACGGCCAACCACGTAGTGGATGCCGTTGAGATAGCCCCAGCGCTTCCATGCGGCAAGCAGGCCAGGGATTGTGTTTGTCAATCCATGTTTGAATGTAGGGACTACGATGCCGCCAGTACTGCCTGGCATTCGCTGCATATTACGCAGGACGAATGGAGAGGCAATAGAGTCAGTTTTACCAGTACGACGGCCAGCGACAATGACAGTTGTCTTTGCGGCGATGTACTGGGCCATGAGCTGTGGCTTATTGAAATAGACTCGCTTTTCGTGTTGGCGAGCCTCCAAGTCCCATTGTTTTGTGAGTTCAATATTATTAGGCACGGATTAACACGGGTTTATTTTTTGTTATCTGGAGTTTCGTCGAAGATTTCTTCGAAATTAAGGTCGGCTTCCTCACATTCTATGTTGAGGGTATCGGGGTTGGTGGCGCCAAGTTCCTTTGTGAGTTTCTTAATGCGCTCGTCGATATTTGGAACGGGATTAATACCAACTACACGTGGGTCGGTCGTAGGGAAGAATGGCTGTACCACAATCATATGATAAGGTACTGCAGTCTCGTCTTCGACATCGATACGATTGTACTTTGCATAGCTGGTGGCGGCTTTCTCCATTGTTTTGGTGTCCTTGCGCTTCTTGGCCATCTGGTATGTCTCGAGTATCATTTCATTATAACGCCAGCGGTGAAAGTCGCGGGTGGCCTCACTCAAGTTTGGTAGCAGGGACTTAACTATCTTCAGGTCGGCATAGGCGGTGACTTTGCTCAGGCAATAGCGCTGCATAATCTCGTCGACAAACTGACGATCCTTGGCGTCGGGGTTGGCGATACACCAAGTAACCATATCACGCAGGCGGAGAATATGGTCGACCTGTGCGATGGCGTATTTCTCTACAAGCTCTTCTTTGGCGGTGTAGAGGTCGGTGCGGGCTATGTCTACGATACTGGGTAATGGCATGATGTTTTACTCGTCGTCCTCCATATCCATGAGGTTTCTACTGGTGTTATCGAGAGCCAGGGGGCTACCGATATATGCTAACTGCATTTCCTGATGCAAGAGCTTAATTTTTGAGGTGGCCTTACCTCGATGGTAACGCTTGCTTACCTCGGTAGTACGGTCGGCAATAGCTGAACGTAGCTGCTCGGCGGGAATATCGAGTATTACAGCCATATCGCTGATTTTCAGGTATATGGATGCATATTGCTCGATTTGGGTTAATACTTCTTCGGTGAGTTCTAACATAAGAAAAGCCAACGGATTTTAGGAATTAATTCTTTGTTTGAAGAGGTCGTTGAGAGGAACGGAGTGATTACGAATCAGATCGTCGACCTCTGAGTGAAGGGTGTCGAAGATAGCCTTGTCGGTAGAGATAAAAGCTGACTCATGGCGATTACCACGTGTCAGATTCTGAGAAGTAACGACGGCGACCGTCTGGCCGCTGTCGGCTTCTACAAGTAGAATCTTCGAGTGATTGTCCGTAAGGTAAGTACGCTCGATGACCTGTGTCATAAATGACCAGAGTTTTAGGGTTTTGTTCGTAGCCTTGTGGTCGAGAACAAGATTGAACTCTGATACTCTCCCACTCTTTTCTATAAAGAACAGTCGACGTAGGAACTCCTCGGAGATAGAGAATGAAGTTTGCCACACCTTGGCCGTGCCTACCTGTTCCAGAATCCATTCAAGCAGGTCGGCTACTTGAACGGCGTTGGAAAGATAGGCTTGTGAAGGGGCTTCTGAAAGCGGCTTCAGAATGTCGGCCATTGATGCGGTACGCTTCATTTCTTTTTGCTGTTCTTTGTAGATTTACGAGTGGACTTCTTGGGATTCTCTTCCAGAGCTGGCTCTGGAGCAGGAGCAGGATCTTCTGCTTGCTCGGGCTCGGGTGCTTGCTCAGTGGCGATAACTGGGGAACTTTCGAGCACGTAGTGGTCGTATGTTTCCCAATTTGAGCGAAGCTGCTTGTCCAAAGTGATTAACTCCTTCAAGAAGGGGTAGCGATCACTATCTGGACAAGTGGTAGACTCGGTACTTAATGTACGGAGTCGAAGATGCAGCTCGCGCATCTTATGAACGATATTCAAGTTCTCTGTGTAGAGGGCTTGAATAGAGTCAGGAAGAGAGTCGTGATCAGGGCGCTTGCCAGCCTTGAACTCGGCGAAATTTGACTGGTCGGCGGGTTTGATTACTTTAGTAACAATCTCGTCGACCTGTGCCTGCATCTGATTGACCTCGTCGTGAGTGAGCTTGGCCAAGCGGAAGTTAAGGTGCTTCTGAAGAGTACCTTTGATAAACTCGGCTTTGCCTTTAGGATTAACCGAAATATTCCGGTACATAATCTGATTCCCTGTCAGCTGTAACAGGAGAATTGCTCCTTCTGCCCAATCCTTTTCGGAGTCGGGTTTGTTCATAAACTCTTTGAGCTTCTGGGTAAACTTATTATCTGTTTTCATTTTACCTACATATTTTTAGAGAATGTTGTTAATGCCTGTGATGAAGACTATGTTTTTGTTGTATGGGGCTAACGCTCTTTGCATTGCCTGGAGTGTTTGGCCTGTAGTAACGAAATCGTCGAAACAGATGATGTTTTGCTCTTTCGGGACTATGTTGACATCAAAGATAGCGCCTACGCGCTGTTTCGTGCGACAACTACATACGTCTTCATAGAACGGGATACCTAATTTCTCAGCTATTGAAATAGAGATTCTTGTAGCGAAATTGAGAACTTTATGGCGGCGCTTTGGCGTGGTAATAATGCAATATCCCCCACTCTGCAGATGGTCGCCCAGAATTTCGCTGATAAGATTAGCAATCGTCTCTGCGAAAAATGGGACCATCGAATCGTCGGCCTTAATCTCCGTAAGCGTACGCCCATAAATGGACTTCTGCCAGTATGAGAGAAAAAACAGACCTGAGCGGCGTGTGAGGCGTGGCTTCGGCGTAAAATCGCATCGGGCTTCTACCGATTTGTCCCAGCCTTTGCGCTTCTTCTCAGCAAAGATATCTTCTTTTTCCTTGGGTGCTGATTCAGCTAAATCAAGATGCACACTCCCTAAGTCAGGGACTTCTATCTCTGATAGCAGTGAGCCCATGTCTATTGGAGTGCGCATCGAGAAATTAGAGATTAATCTCCTTCTTCTGGAGAATTGTCATCGTGACTCAGGTTGATAATGAACAAAAGTGTCTTTTGAGGTGAATTTGTTGTACCATCATTTCGATAGACTTTGTAATCACCATATGTTGAGTATGAACCTGACCAAGAAGCCGATTTACCATCGCTGGATACAGTAAATTTATCTTCCTTTCCAGAAGGAGTAACAAGATACAGACCTACTATGTTTTTACCTGTAATGCGGATACTACCAAGATAGTTGTACTCATTAGTAGTTCCTCCTTCTGTAATGGTACGATTCGAGACTTCATTATTTAATTTTACTTTGTCATCATAAACAGCACCATTGGCACCGACAATGCCCTCAGCAGCGATAATGGTAAGTGTGAACCATGTTACACTTCGGCTATTATCACCAGTACCCTCAAAGCGGCGTACAGTAACAACAGATGGACCATTTATTTGACCTGTCCAAATAGCAGAGGTTTTGGCGTTGTTAATCTCAATTTCCTCCTCCATTTCCCCTTCTGCTTCCAATGATAGATAATCCATATTGCTACCAGAGAAGTTGAGTGATTTAAGAGAACCGGTAATACTTAGATTACCGCCTTTACTTACTGTATATTTCTGATTGTTGATATATACGTCGCTGCTATATGTAGGGCTTGATGATCCTGAGGTGTTACCACCGCCTGAATTGTTTCCGCTATTCTGGCCACCAGAGTCGCCACCTCCAGTGGCCTGATTAGGGTTTCCTTCAGGATTGATTGTGCCATCGTCGGTGTCGATTGAACCAGCATAGAATGGAGCAAGGCACTCATCGGTGGCTTCTACAGTAATTGTGGTACTTGTTGTACTTGTAGGACCCTGTCCGAGGTCCTGTGTAACAACAGTCTTAGTAGGCCACTTGTCAGAGCCTACTACGCGAATAGCGCCACGCATATCCTCAACGAGGAATACATTATCATTGTTATTGAGGTATGCAGAAGCTGCAGATGCAGCCTCGTCGACACCTGGATGAACGGCTACCAGCTTGTTTAGCTGTGTCTGTGATGGGTATTCGCCCTGTCCGTCGGAAGTAAGCTGCGACTTGTCGGGTAGAATATCAATGAACTTCCACTTTGCATCGGCACGCAGAACGAAGTCGCCTGTGTACGAAGCAGACTTCAGACGTCCGTTGGCGTCGTGCTGAAGCTCGGGCCACTTTAGGATGTCTGCCTTTGAGATATAAAATATACGGCGCTTAACGCCAGGTAGCTCGGGTTTGCCTTGGCACCACGCGAGCGATTTCTGTATTGATGAGCAGTCGGGCATAATTTACTTATTTAATTATGGAAAAGGGAGCCAGAGCCTTTTCAGGTGCCGGCTCCCCAAACTCAAATAAAAATGAAAAAGTATTGCAAGAAACAGGTTTTTAATTATCAATCGCCTTCGCCAGGAACGTCACCTCCTATTGGAGCTTGTGTATTTCCTCCTGTGTTTGCGCCAGTGCTTTCTTCAGCACTAGATCCACCAATCTCGATGACCTTCAGACGACGCTTGTCGATAGACTCGAACTGTACGCCGAAGAACATAGTGGCGATATATGAGAGGATAAATGGCTCGAATTCCTTGACCATTACAGACTCGGTATCGCCCATCTGGTCGTAACCTACGAGCATATTGAGCTTTGGCGAAATGTGAATGAACTTAGAATCGGCCTTGTTCGCAAGTGGGCAGAGGATGAGCTTTCCGTTGGAACCCTCCACGACAGTCTGATTATACTGGGTGTTGTAATTGATTCCAGCGTGAGTCAAGAGATAGCCCTCGTTGTACTTGTCTGCAAAGTCCTGCGAACAGTACATATAACATGTCTGTGAACGAAGATGTGGGTCGAGCGAGAAGAGGATTTCCTTGGCGATGTCTACAGCGTTGGCAGTAGTGATGGTGTCGGTGAACTTCAAATAGTTGCCTTTCTCCTTACCGATCTCGCCTGATTTGATTTCCTGACTGGTGATAGTATCGAAGCCATCGAAGAGGTCGAGAGTAGTATCACCTGAAGCGTTGCGCTTACCTGCCCAAATGGCGTTGTTCAGATTCTCAGACAGAGACTTAGCAATCAGCGCAAGAACGTGCTTGGCTGTTGGTGTCTGCATCTGTCCGTCGCCCTTGGTGTCACCGATGGCGCCAAGAAGCGTACTGATGGCGCTATTTGGCTCGAACTGGGCAACAACTGAGCCAAAGAAAGTCTCCAAAGTACGGAAGTCCATCTCCAGATTGAAGTTAGAACGGCGCGATGGCTTGTAAGGTGCGAACTGAGCGTTGCCATTTAGTGCGGCTACGCTTTCCTTGTAACGGATGCCTGGTCGGCCAGTCATGAACTTGAGCGTGTCCTGAATGCCGATGATAGGCAGCATGAGGAGGTCCTTGCGGTACTTACGAGCCGCGTCCTGATACTCCTCGAGAGTAAATGAAAGTTTTCCTGCCATAGTGTTTGGTATGGATTATTAAGATTAATTGTGATTATTAAGGTAGTGAGTTGAAGAGCTCTGCTGCAGATGCACGCGACTCGAAGTAAAGCTCGGCATCTGATTTCTCGCCTGACTCCTTGCCTTTGTCGTTAACCACCTGGGCAGAAGGTGCAGCAGGCTTTTTCTTTAAGGTGTCGACTTCGGCACGCAATGTGCTTGCCTCAGACTCGAGGGAGGCATTTGCTGTTTTTAGCTGGTCGCGCTCAGATGTCAGGGTGTTAACCTGCGACTGGAGCGACTGGATAGTCTGCTTATCTGCAGAGATTGCAGACTCCAGAGTGTCGAGCTGTGCCTCGTCAAGTGTGATTTTACCCTCATTGCTCATGAGGTGCTCACAGGCCAGAATGGCACAGATAGAAGTGAAGATCTTTTTCATGGGTGTGATTTTATTATGAAATATTTGTGTTGGTTTGCCTGAAATATACTGCGTAAGTGCGCTGAAGAAACGTGCGATTGCAGACTGTTCCTGTGTAGCAATAGTAGGAATGGCTGGAATTGGGATTCCTGCAGCTGACATGGCGCATGCCATAGAATCAGTAAGAACCGGGGCTGCCTCATTTTCGTAGTCGGTAATCTCGTCGACGAATCCCCAAGCGAGCGCTTCCTTTGCGGTAAGCCAACCACCCTCCTTCATCAGGTCGAGTAAATCGGCTGATTCCTTTTTGCAGCGGGTGGCGTACATCTGAGCAATGTTAGCGTCGAGCTTGTCAAGGTCGGCCTTCTGATGCTCAATATTATTAATGAGTGCCTGAAGACCGTCGGAATTGAGCTGGCCCCATTCAAAGAAACCTACGCTGCACTTGTGAACAAGGTACATCGCAGAAGAGTCAATTGTGATGTGCTTAGCTCCTAGTGAAGCGATAGTAGCTGCAGAAGCGTTCATTCCTACGAAATGCACGTTTACATTTCCATGGCGCTTGAAAGCAGAGAAAATACTAAGGGCGGTGCTTGACTGGCCTCCGAGCGAGTCAATCAGTACGTTGACTTCATTATCCTTGTTCTTACCGAGGATATAGTCAACGTAATCTGCGTCGAAGTCGTAACCTCCGACGAAGCCCTTCAGGTGTAACTGGTATGTGCGGTTGTCTGTCATGGCTTAGTGTTTTTGTTATGGTGCAAAGATATACCTATATTATTATAAGGTAAAAGACGATAAAACCTCTAAGAGCCGTATTATTAGCTGACATAGAGGCTTTTACTACCGATTTTGGCAGAGATTTTATTGGCTTTGATGGCCTTAAAGGTTGTAAGGTATCAAGGCTTTTCTGGCGGTGAAAGTAATTTCGTACTTCTTTACGGCTGCTTCACCGTCGGGCTTTGAGGTGGTTGTCGTCGTCTTGACGGATGGAAATGGTCGCTCATGGACGCCCAGAATGTAATGCGTGTCGTTAATTGTATGGATTAAGAAAGCCAATGGCGTGTTTGTAGGCAAATCCTGTAAAGTCGTAAATATAAGCTTTGCCTTTTGTGTTTGGGTGTTATTATCAGGCGATTCTTCAAGTTCACACGTCGGGATTGATTTCAGAGAGATTTCTGTTTCGTTGGTAGATATAGTGATAGGCAGGTCGACCAAAGCTTGATAAATGAGGTCGGCTTCCAAATCGTCGCATTTTGTGAAACTGATGGACTTAATTCCTGGGAGTGATATACATTTCATCGTCGTGTCGTATTTTCAAGCATTTCAAGCACTTTGCCCTATTTTTGATTTATAGGATTATTGTCGTGCTAATTTTTTCTGTTTTTTCTATTTTCGTTTGTGAGGTAAATATTCCTCTGGCGGTCGTAAATCTTAACGATGGCATCCCAACACTTTCCGTCTTCCTTAATTCCATGCTGCTCCATAAAAAGATAGATGATGTTTTTCTTCTCGTTGCGGGTGAGCTTACCGAGGTCGTGAACGTAGTTCCATAGTTCTACGTCGAATGAGTTTTTAATCGTATCGAGCATTGCATGCTTTCCTGTCTCGGTGATGTAATTATATGTGCGTGGGTCGTGGTGGCGATTGAATGGAATACAGATGGCCACTTCACCTTCTTGTTGACGTGGTGGTATGATGTTCTCAGGCATCTTAACTGTTGCCAACTGGAGGACTTTGCTTTCTACTGATTTAGGTAATAATGATACAGGCTCACTTCCTCCGTGACGGTGTATGAACCACTGGCGAAGGTATGATGGCATCTTTAGGTAAATACAATATTGGCTCATTTTTAGTAATACTTTAATTATATGGTGCAAAGATACTAAAAATCAGCGGAATAACAAAAGAAATAATTGAAAATTTTATCTTATTGTTCTTGCTTTCTGTAGATTATCGAAATCATTCCAATACACTGTACTTTCCTGTTCGGAGAAGCCTTCTTTTGACATCTCTTTCAGAATGGCGTCTAAGAGCTGAACTTTTGAGATGTTTAATTCTGGCGCTACGTCAATCACGTATGTCAGGATATCGCCAAGCGAACCAACATGCGTGTTGGTTATAATGAGCTGGCCGTTTTCTTCTTTCACTTTTATGCGTCGGAGGTAGCCGTATTCAGGTTTGGTATTGCGGAGCCTTTGGTATAGCGGATTGTCGCTATACTGCTCGGAGTTTACAGATTTTATGAGGTCGCGTAGGGTCATTGTTATTCTTCTAATATAATACCATTCTATTCATTGTATAACTCAAAATATCGCGTGTTGAGATTAACCCAATGATGCATAACCTTTCTTAGATTTTCGCCGGTAAAAGGTATTTCTACATTTAGTATTTTAATATTCCGCAGATTGTTTATATATTCTTCATAGCCAATTTCCTTGTCTATATATAGAATCGTTTTGTGAGAGACTTCAGAAAAATAATCAAGTAAGAGTCCCATTTCTGGGTTTTCAAGATAATAATCATATTGCTCTTTTACTAGTCTGTCAACCAAGTCTTTTCGAAATGTCTTGTCTTCAAAATAATCCAATGTATTTTTGTACTGGGCATACATATCAATGGAATTGTCGACAGCGTTATTTATAATATTTAAGATATTTTCTATATTGACATCAGGACCAAGGTCAAATCCCATATTATCGAGTTCGTCTTCAATCTTTTGTGCAGAAACGTTATTATCATCAGCCATCTTTCTCATCATGTTTACAAACCTGAAATCAGAGAGGGCTAATGTTAGACCACATCCCAATCTAATTAAACGCCTTCTTGCTTTATTTTTTTTAGAAATAAAAAACCTATGTCTGATAGGTTCTAATTTATTTTTACTAATTAATGTGCTCATTATCCTTATTTTTTTGACTGGGTGCAAAGGTACAAACAAATTTTCATAAAATGGCTGAATAATCGGCTAAAATAATCGCTGTTTTCTCAATTATTTCTAATTTGGATCTGAAGACTGACAGGATCTATGGTCAATGTTTAAGTGAGTTTAAAGAAATGTCAGTCATGTTTAATTGAGTTTAAGGAATAGTCAGCATCCTTTAATCGAGTTTAAAATCCTTGCCATCTTGACAAGATTACAAGCGCTTTTTTTCTTGGGTATGTACTTTGCTTATTTGTAGGTGAAAGCCAGAGCGAAAGCCGAGGCGATCAAGAACAAACAAGTTAAACTAAAAGTATAATTAGGAGGTATTGATTATGTTGAACGGATTAATGAAAAGCAACGGTTGGTTCCCAACAATGTTTGATGATTTTTTTAACACTGATTTCATGCCTCGTGCCAACAGTACAGCACCCGCAGTCAATGTCAAGGAGAACGACAAGAGTTACATCATGGAACTTGCAACTCCAGGCATCAAGAAAGAATATTGCCGCGTAGGCATCAATGACGAGGGCAACCTCACCATCGCTATTGAGAATAAACAGGAACATAAGCATGAGGACAGTCATCGTCACTACTTGCGCCGTGAGTTCAGCTATTCAAACTACGAGCAGAACTACACACTGCCTGACGATGTGGTCCGCGACAAGATTTCTGCCAAGGTTGAGGACGGCATTCTGACCATCACGATGCCAAAGTCCGAAACGAAGGAGAAGGTCAAAAAGGCTATCGAGGTCTCATAAACAGTTTGTCTTGTTAAATAGTAAATCCCTGACTTGCTTTGCAGGCCAGGGATTCTTTTTTATATATAGAATGGCTGTTACGCCATGAAGTGACGGATATGGCGGGCAGACGTCATCTTTGCGTCGTAAATGATGGTCAGTTCACGTCTGCGGGGGTTCCACTTCGTGTCAATCACCCCTTTCATGCGGTCGGCCTTAGCAGCCAGTTTCTTGTGAGAATCATGACGTCCAAGAACGAGTGTGCAGGTCTTGACCTCAGGACGATATGCGTGCTTGTGATGCTTGTTGAAATGAGAAGCCTTCATTTCAACGCGGTCGAAGTGAGAAACCTTCTTATTCTTTGCCGTTGCCGGTGTTGCTGCTGTGATGGTCATTAACATCAATGCTGCTATCATCTTTATCGTCTTCATAATTAAATCTCCTATACTTTAAACGTTTGACATTTGTTTCTTAATCACAATGCAAAGATAAGGTGATTCCTTGGGATTTGAAAGTGAAAATTCCTATTTGAGAAGGGGAACATTCCTAAATTAGCTTAGGGATTTCCCCTTTGACGGATATGTTCAGGATTAATATCTCCTGAACACATATCCATCTGTGAAGTAATAATCATCTATGAATAAATCGCGGGCATAGGCTTCATAATCGAAGTATGATGCCAGGAATCCCATACCTTCGAGATTGTAGCATTCATCTACGATATGCTCCGCGAAATCACGCTCTGAATCCCATGTGCCGCAATAGCGCTCACGGAACTTATCAAAATCATCATCACTGAAGCAATCAACATAGGCTTCATAGGCTTCCTGCTGATCATCATCGAGCTTGGCATATTCCATAATATTGTCAAAAGTATCTTCATTCATGCAACTCTCAGAATACCACTTTTCAGGGAAATTCTCATAATCCTGATACATCAGCTCTGGATCACTCTCATCAGCGTGAAGCTTGTGGCAAACCTCAATGAATGTATCATAACTGCCGCAAGCAACTAAATCTACCCACATACCAAAGAGGCTTCCTTCATTGTACTTGTGATATGTACCTACATAAACAGAAGGATTATCTCCATTGCTCTGAAAATCTGATAAATTAAAATTCTCCATAACTTTATAATTTTAATGTTCAACTTCTAGTGAATGCCTCTTATTGAGGACTTTTTACGATGCCTTTAGAATTTAGCGAGGGAAGGGCTTCAATGCAAGGAATGGCAAGGAAATCATCTGGAATACCCCATTTTCGTAACGCCAGGAAAATGGTGGAAGGCTGCCGGATTATTTCTGTAGGCATAGCTCCAGCGATACTTGCAGGGCACGGCGAGCATTAAATTTGCATCGGGAAAAGTGCTCAAATAATGAGAGTGGCATGAACTGTTGAGCATTTAAATTGTTATGGAGAATGTTTAGCAGTATTTGGCAATGAAAAATAAACTTATAGTGGGTACTACATACTACAATGACGAGAAAAGCCCTAAATATGCGGGATTCAAGTGTGTTGTGGCGTAGTAACCTTGCATTTGTAGTGACTTGTAGTAACTTATGATTTACGCTGATTAGAGGGATATTAAAGATAAAAGGTACTACAAAGAATTGCCCTGTTTATAAAGGATTGAGAGGAGTTTGAATATACTGTAGTAACTGTAGTAGGCAATTATCGATGAAAAGCAGAAAAGCTTCACGCCTTGTTTTTATAACTTAATCTTCATTTTTGAAGATTTCGCTATGAGTGAGAACTTACTTATAAATATATAGAGCGTGCGCGAAAAATAAAAAACAAGAAAAATAAAAAAAATGCGAACCGTTGGCTTATACATCCAACAGCTCGCACGAACAGAGAATATCTATTTTGAAAAGAAATGTTCAAGCTTGGTCGTACATAGATACGATATCATAGCCGTATCGCGGCTGGCCATCTTTATTGCGGCCAGAATGTTGACGGAATCCAAGAACTGTGAGAGCCTGGCCAACAGATACCTCGTTGACCTGCTGGGCTGCAGAAGAGAGTTTGCGACGCTCTTTCAGTTCGTTGACTATATCCATAGCTGACATAAATTGGCATTTCTCGCCTTCATTAGGACGACGATAGTACAACTTGATAAGTCGTAGAGCATTTGTCTCGCAGACGTATTGGCGATTGTCGTCAACAAACTGATTGTACTCTTCTTGGGTCCAGACATACGGGAAACCACCGTCGAGAAGCATCACGGCCTCTGCCCAAAGTTGGTCGACATCAAGACGGGAGCGGTAATCATCGAAGCCGTCGACCTCGATAACAGCCAAACGTCGCATGAGGCCTTTATCTGGCCGGCGTATGAATCCGCCCATTCTATGATTCTGATTCGAGGTGAAGCAGACAGATGCTATTCGCGGTGCAAGCTCTTCGTATTTTGATCCTGGTCGCTTTATAACAATTTCGCTTGCGGACATCATCAGTTTGAAGTCCTGTTCATTCTGCTTTGTGATGGCGGCGAACTCATCGAAATTGAGAATAAAGCGCTGCACGAAACTATTATTCATCTTAAAAAGTCGCTCATCTTTCTGAGCAACCTGATAGTATTCCTTAAGGCATTGTGGTACCATCATTTCGAAGAACGTGGTCTTTCCGATACCAGCTTTCTCTCCTACTAGCCCAAGGGCTACATCATTCTGTCTGATGCCAAGAGCACATGCTGCTGTGGCTACTATCCATTTACGGAGTATACGCCCTGCCCTCTCTGCCGTACCCTCCAGAACATGGAGAGAAGAACTGAGGAGGTCGATCTGTGACGGGCCTTTGTACTTTCCGCGTAGAGACTCGAAATAGTCGGAAACAGGATTGAAGGCCTGCATCTGATTAGGGCTGGATAGTAGCATCTTCAGAATTTTCTGTGAAACAGGAAGCTCATCGGCAAAAGCATGAAGAAGGATATCATCCTCTGTTACTGCGTGAATATATGAGAAGCCGCACTCCTCGGTAGGACTGAGTGAAACCTTGCTGCGGTCGAGAAGATTCACACGGACTACATAGTTTTCATTAAGCCACTCCTTAATAATATCCAGTCGGCTGCAGGGCTGGTCGATTGATGCTGTGGCTGATAGCTCTTTACGTTTATTCATAGATTCTGTTCCCATTTTTCACGTCGGCTTTCGCCTGGCATTTCAACAATGTTAGACATCTCGCTGATACGGTCGCCTATATCTGAGCCATATCCTATCAGTTCACCCTTTTCATTACGCCATTTAGACAAAGTAGACAGTTTATAATTGGAAGTAAAAAAAGTCCTTGCCCCGTTGTTATAACGGATAGACATTAGCTCTTTTATAGGGTGTATCTTAATACCGAAAGCATTTATTTCAAGAGATTCGCGCCCCAATTCATCAATGAATAGAGGGCGTGTAGCAAAGCGGTCGAACCCTTTTTCTGCAATTCGGCGGCATAGTTCTGGAGCTGAAATCATCTCTATAGTATGGTCGGAGATAAAATGCAGGACCTCACATAAGGACTGGAGTAACAACGTCTTACCACATCCAACCTTACCTGCCAGGTATATTCCTTTATCTATATTCCACTTGCAATCCTCGGAACCTATAACATATAGAAACATCTGATTAAGAATCTCACGATTAGAATCATCTATTTCATATGAGCGGAACACACCCCTACCTGCCATAATTGCCTCCGCATTTGCCTTAATAAGTCGCCAGAAGTTAGATTTAGAAAGAGATGGGCAATGCCACTTTCTTAAACCAGCGGAAGCTTCCATGTATTTTCTTTGTTGTTTCTGGATAGCTTCATCAACCAGCTTGGTCATTCGATCATCATCAATAGTCGCCATCGCCTCGTCCTCCATAGTTTAAGTTAGGTTGTTCATAAGAACGTGTTGTAACTTTAAAGAAACGCTGATAACCACCAGCCATTGCGAAATGCAAATAACTGATAGCCACCTCCTGATTCTCCTCACTCAGGGTAAACAGCTGCTGAAGGGCAGCTCTTTCCATTCGACTTTTCATCTGTTTGTGGTGCTGTTCCTTCAGATAATCCTTCCAATTTTGCCATTCTTTCTTGAATTCTTCTGTTGGCCATGGCATTTTAATCTCTACTGGAGGTACAGCCTCGTCGGCTAGCGATTCAAACTCCTCATTTAGGACTGATGCTTTTTCTTTCATGCGGTCCCACTTCTTCACAAACGGCTTGTGTCGTTTCTCAACCGATGGTGGGATTCCTCCTTTGATGAACGCGTTCAGCTCTTCGTTAGCATCTAATATTGAATTCCAGAACTGGTTCATCGCTTGTTGGGTACTTTCCTTTATCATCATATTCTCTGTTTTTATCAGGTACAAAAGTAAGGCTTGCGCCTTACTCTTCAAAAGACTCCTCTATCTTGAACTTAGTCCAAGGCTGATGGCGCTTATATCTACTTGTTTGCAGATGGTCATTTAACAGCTTCTCTGTTTGCTCCAGTGAACGTGGGGAAGAAACTGCCTCACGTTCACCGGAAAGCTTATTTATGGCTGTAACAACGTATTTCACTATATCTTTTCTATTGTATCAGCACCACATACAACCAAGGCCATCAGGTAAGAAACAAAATCCTGAAACTCTGATTCATTACAAAATCTCATTCCTTTTGCGTGGCCATTGCAAGTAAATGTCAAGACTATGCCTTTACTTGTCGTCTTTCTCTTTATTACCGTATTATTCATTGTTGCTCAATTCTGTACTAATTGTTACTTCTTTGAAGTTAGGGAAACATTCCATAAAGAATTCTATTGCCAATAGAGCTTTGGCATTATACTCGTTGTCTTTGCTCAACAACTCTTTGCAGTAATCTATCATCTTCCATTTCTGTTGGACGATTACATCTTCTTTAGATTTCTGAATTGTATATTTCATTTCAAATTTAGATTTTTAAATGTTCAACAATTGCCCTATTTAACGCGATCTTCACAGAGGGCGGGTTTTAGGGACTTAGTCAGTTCGATTTATCTTGCTAGGGTATCTGCTATCAATTCGCTTTTAAGGAATACATATTTCCTTCCATACTTATGATAAGGCACTTTACCCGATTTTATTCTTTTGTATAGTGCATCATTTTTAATATGGTAGAACTTCGCTGCATCTCCAAGATACATTATTTCATCCTCCATATTTACTTGCATTAATCTATCTGCTTTTCCCATCTCTCAATCATTTTACGCCATTCATTACGATAGTCGGGATTCGCTAACTCTTTCTTTCTCTGAGCGAGTGTAACACCCACTAATATGACACACAACTCTTCTCTCAGATATTTGGCATGAAGGAATACTCCTGCCTTTTTACCTGAAGATGCATTGAACTTAGTCAGCTGGACTGAAATGGAATCCAAAGCATTGGTGTCTGAGAATTTGCCTTTAGCAATTTCACCTGGGCGAATTGATCTGAACCAGGCAGCTCGATTTTTAATTTTGTCTGTTCTATACATATTATATAAAGATTAGTAATCAAATTGGTTTCAAGTTAATTGTTCTCACGAACGCGTGGCAAATATATTTTAAACAACTCCAACCAAATTGGAAAGGATTTTAAAAAGGGCAATCTTACGCCTGATTTTAACTAGAACAACTAACTTTTTTAAGAGTAAAAAACAGAAATTAACAGATGTCTAACTAATTTACTTACTCACTTACTAACAATTTTGCTGGGAGATGGTAACAAGAATACATGTTACTTTGGTAACAGACTGCCAAAAAGAGTGTTTTTCACATTAATATATTATAATGAGGAAAAAAGTGGGTTCGATATTTGGTAGTAACAGGAAAAATGACTAACTTTGCAAGCGTAATCACATAGCAAGAAATCCCAAGGGTTAATCATTGTTAAAAGTGATGCAAAAGCGGTCTTTTCGACGTGACTTGATGATTTAACGTAAATTCACAACCTGTTACCGATTCCAATTGGTAACATATACAGGGTCTAAGTGCCTGATATTCAAGAAGGGTTCGACACTCTGCGGGTGTACCAAAGGCAAAAGAGATAAGTCCAAAAGCTTATCTCTTTTTTGTTTTAAACAAATTAAACAATCATGTATATGAATAAATTGAAAACAAGACAGGAGAAGTTAAACGAAG